AAGAAAAAGTGGTTACCCACCCCGTAACGCCAGAAACTGCCTCTGAAATATTAGTTAAAGAATACAAACATACTAACGCCACTGACGTTTACACTAATGTACTCAAACCAAACTTAAATGAGTTAGAGAATGGTAGTATGTATATGAATGAGGATTTGTTAGCTCAATCATCAAACGGTAGATCGGTTAAGAAGATAGTCAGTGAACCGCACGTCATACAACAAACTAGTTGGAATCAGATTGAAACTATACAATCAATGATAACCCGTTATGGCGCCGCAAGACCTAAAATGAACCATAAGAAAGTTAAAGCAGCTGCTACTGATTTGTGCGAAGGTCTCAGTAAAAGTTTATATAATCGACCAGATTGTTTTCACAGGATAGTGGCGGAACTCAAATCTAGATCATACGAGGTTGCCTACGAACAAGGTCAAGCTTTTATTAGGGCAGGCGCTAAACGTAACGTTGATTTCAAGAAGGTATATGACTGTGAATTCAATGAGTTCAATGAAGCGATAAGTTACTTTAATAAGTACCAAGGTAAGTATAAAGCGGAAGATGGATTTGATCAAAGCGAGAAAGTGGGTCAAGGCGTTTCACAATTTAGTAAAATGCTTAACATCCTGTTTTCAGCCTATGGAGCATTTATACTTAAAACAGTTCGTGATGTGGGCAAAAACAATAACCTTTATATCATAACCCATGGCTCCGATGAAGATTTCAATACTTTGGCCTTACAATATTCTGATGTTATGCAAGATGATTCTTACAAGTGGGTTTGCAACGATTATACGGAATGGGACGCTTCTTACAGGACGTGTTTTACGGATTTCTTCAGATTACTATTGGGAGCTGCGGGTTGTCCGAAGCAACTACTAGATTGGTATGATAAATTCAGCGCTAATTGGAAAATGGTTTATAATAGCAGGATTGGCACTGTTAAATTATATGGCAGCGAAAAAAATTTTTCAGGTGGACCACTCACCATTGTCGTTAATACTATAGGTAATATTGCACTTAGTTTTTCAGTATTTGGGTACAAAGACATAGCTGTTAGCTTCTGGAAAGGAGATGATAGCGGGTGTTTGTGCAAAGATTGTGAAATAACAACAAGAGGTGCTAATTTGTTAAAGTTGACCGGTCATAAGACAAAGCTACACACATATGATGTTGGTGAATTCGCAGGTTATATCATAACTAGTGCTGGTATATTCCCCGATGTTGTCAGACAAACCGCCAAATTCCTGGGTAAAGAATACAGAAATGTTGAACATTTCGGCGAAGTGTTAACTGGTATTAAGACTAGGGTAGCTGTTGTTAAAAATGAGTATCAGAAAAGATTAGGCTCTTTAGCTTTAACAACTTTTTATCATAACTTAACAGTTGGAGATATTGAAATTTTATTCGATTTTCTTAGTAATGCAAGTTTAATTACCTATAATGAACTTAAAGAGTATAAACGTGAAACGTTTATACCAGACTCTAATTAATTTCTTACAATTATTTTTTAACGTGTCAATTTGTTGTTTTTCCAAATTGACCTTTTTGTTTTAAAATCCAACCAGAACTACATTATCAAGTTTTTCAACTTACAATCATAATGTCACATTTAGAGCATATTGCCGAAACATTTTTATTTAAAACATTTAATTTTAATAATAAGGAGTTTTTTGGGTGTATTAACAACTACATACACCGTTACCATGGTGACTTTCTTTTAACTAAGTCACAAGGAGGTTTTTACGGTATCAAAATAGCCAACGCTAGATTAATGAGAAATATAACTGATGATGAATCAATTTATGTTCACCGTATAATTGTAACATCTTGGACTGAATGCGAGAAGATCGTCAAAGGTCTTCATTGCACGTACAAACGTTTTCAATCATGGAATGACGCTGTTGACTATTGTACTAATTAATTTTTCCTCCTTAATTTTTCTCCTACATTCTTTTATTTAACGTGTCAATTCGTGTTATTTGAGTTGACCTTTTAATTTAAATTTAACTTTAAACTTTAATTTAATTATTTAAAATAAATAAATCATGTCCCTTATTGATAAAGCTATGGCTGCCAATTCTAAGAGCGGCAAGCAATGGTTAATTAAGTACTTGCACCCACCCGCAATTTTATCAGCGGCCTATGAAGGTTATCCTGATACGTCTAACACACCGTTAATAAAATGTGAGTGGCGTTTGAATACTGAAATTGACCCGTTCCTCGACAATCCACAAGGAACTTTCGATTGCATATACCTAGATTCACCAGGTTTATTTTACCCGCATTTTAGATTCACATCACCAAACGCAGTCCTACCAACAAGAATAGAAAGCCTAGTGCTAAATGATCAAGTTAACAAATCAGATATTACTCTTGGTTTTTCAAGACAAAGATTGGCCTATCGATCTACCACGTATTATCTTGACTCTAATGCATTCAATTCACAAGGAAGAGTTTATTCATGCCAATATAACCCATCGCAATTTGAGCTTGATGTTACCACGTTTACAAGATTATTGATGGAAATTTACGATGAAGAAATATTTACCATGAATGCCGATGAGAGTATTGAGTTGAATTGGAATAGTGACAAAACTGTCTTAGTTTTGAATTTTTATAAGATGTGCGTGGCCGTTTACGGAGAACCTGCTGAAGTATCTGAACTTATATTTTATGAGCAATTACATCATCACCCAAGATTGCAGAAATACAGACACCACCTTAAAATGTATAAGTCCAGTACCATCCAAGATAAAATTGATTTACTCGAAGATAGTTACGAAGATGATAGAGTCGGAGCAATAACATTTACAGCCACTAAATTGCAAATTGCAGATATTGGTGATATAATATCTTCACCAACTAGTATCACACAAGCTAGTCCAAAATCCTACACAGATGCAGCTATTGAAGGATCATTTCACGTTCATCATATTAACCAGCCCTTTAATGAATGGAAGTCTAATGAACCAGCATATTACAACGGGGGGAACGTTGCCCAGGATTCATTATTAATATGTTGCTACATACAATCTTACGTTAACACCAACGGTGTAAGAAGAATAGTTATAGATGCTTTCCGATACGGAACACCAACTTTGGCCGACCCTAAATACTGTGCTGACGTTCGCTGGTCGGACTTCAGCTGGCAATACACAGCTTTTACCGGTCTTAGTCAAACTAATGTTGCAGGTAATCCCAGAATAGCAGTTAAGATAATGCAAGGATTTGAATTTAACCCTGCTATAAACAGCATCTTCAACACGTTTGCTGTTTCACCACCAACTTATGATCCAGAAGCTCTAGATAGCGCGGTACGAATTGTTCAAAATGAATGCGATGCAGTTCAATCAAAATACAACGGGTTAGGATTTGTCGCTGCCTTGGCAGAAGGTGCAATGTCAGCTTTAGGTATGGCTGATGCGATCCCCAAACATTCACCTGTTAAATTGACCAAATCAGACAAAGCAGAAGCTGCTGCTATTGAAAATAAGGAAGTTGAAAATATTAAAGAAGAATCGCAATTGAAAATGGAGAGCAATATGGCCCCAGAAACTGCAAATGAAGCCACTGAAGGTGTAGGTGTTAAAAAGAGAAAGGAATGGACTGCAGAAGAACGAAAAGCCCACAGAAAACAAAGAAGAGCTAAACGCAATTTTAGACAGAAGGATAACGAGAAAAGGATAGAAATTATGCTTAAAGCTATAACGAGCAAGATTAACTCACTCAATATTAAAGAGAAGAAAGTTAAAAAGGATACTAGTAAAATCCGCCGGTCAGTCTCTAAAGGAAGAACACCACCAGTTTATCGCAGACGACGTAACACAGGCCCACCACCACCAAGAAAATCAAGATCAAGGAGTAGATCACAAAGACGCTAAGCGCTAGGTTGAAATCCCTAATAGGTTTTAAAATGTTTCCTATATTCACTATTTACTTTAATAATAATCA